GTAAACGCTCCGGAATTGCCGGATCTTATATATATGTCAGTTGCGGTTATCGCCATAAGTTATCTATTAAGGAGCAGACGCTGAGTCTGGCATTAAATAGTATCTTGTATTATTATTATTCTGTCCTGTTTGGAATATCATACCCCAATTAGAATGTCCTAAATGTTCATTTTCAGTTTCAAAATAGTACACTGCAGCACTACTTACCCCCGGTATTGCTGTATCTTTTGCATATAGTGCATACTCTAAATCAGTAGGAGTACCGTCTGGAAGAGCGCCGTTAAACATTGTTTTAGGTTTATCTCCTAGTACTGAAGAAGATGGAAATAAAAATAATGCTATTTGAGCATCACTACTAAAATCTAAATATCCAAAGCTTGCTAAACCTGTACTAGTTCCTGATGTATTTGATAAAGTAGTTAAACTACTACTTGCTAATAATTCGTTATCTCCACCTACGTGAGTAGGACTAAATGTAGTACCTAATGCACCACTTTGAAACATTGCTATTACTGAACCTGAAGTTATACCTACTCCATCACCTCCTGTGTCTCCTAACGTACCGTATGCTGCTGCTTCTGAAGATGGTGAACCTCCATCATATCCGTATGCATATACTAAGTACGGTTGAGCTGCTATAGTTAAAGTTCTTCCAGTATAATTAGTTGATTTACCAAAGCTATCGGTAACTTTAACATCATAGTTATAAGTACCAGCTGCTAAGGTAGTAGATGCTTCTATAAATGCTGATGATGAATCTGAGTTAAGGTATTGGAAAGTAAGATCTGATGCATTTGTACCTCCTAACGAAGCACTAAATGGTGTATTACTTTCTGTATCGCTGATACTCATACTTACTAAATCAGTACCCACAGCAACTGAAGCTGTATGATTAGAAGTGATATCAGTAAACGAAACAACTGTAGGAGCAGCATTTTCAGTTACGTTTATTGTTATACTGCCAGAGCCTATATTATTATATTGATCTCTAAAAGTAATATTTGAAGCAATTGTTTCTCCAGATGAAGTTCCTGAACCGCTTAGATTAAAGTTGAGAGTTAATCCACCTGTATTAGTTACTGCAATCTGTGAGTTGGAGGAAGTAAATGATTCTACCGACGGGGAGCCGTAACTTGGAGAATAACTAACGCTAAGATCTCCTTGAGTACCTGTTCTTCCGTTACTATTAGTAACAACGTCGGCACCGCTTACTGCTGATTCAATTGCATAAAAAGTTCCATTAGTTCCAAGAGTACCTAAATCTGCTGCTGCAATAGCGAATGATGCTGATTCGGTATTTGTACTAAATGAATGTTGATCATCTACTGAAGCTGTAATAGAGTAAGTAGACGCACTTAAATTATTTTTAGCTTGTACTATCCACGAAGTACCTGATCTGTAAGAATTAAGTTGATCATCTAATGAAGTAAAAGATACTCCATCATAATCAATAGTATCACTTTCAGTATCACTAAATGTTAACGTAACCAAAGTACTTCCAGATCTTCCTAAATTAGTATTTAAGTTAGCAGACGTATTAGTGAAAGTAATATCTGGTGCATTATTTGTAGTAACGTTAATAGTAATACTACCAGATCCAATATTATCATATTGATCTCTATAGGTTATATCAGAAGTTATTGTGTCCCCTGATGCTGTCCCAGACCCGCTCAAAACGAATCCAGTAGTTAATCCTCCACTGCTATCAACTGCTATTTGTGCATTAGAAGAAGTAAAAGACTGAACTGATGGAGAACCGTATGATGGATCATAACTAACACTTAAGTCAGCTTGAGTACCTGTAAATCCGCTACTATCAATTCGTATTGTATTACTGTTACCTGCAGACTCTATAATATAGAATGTTCCGTTAGTACCTAAAGTTCCTATATCTGCTGCGGCTATAGTTATATCTGTTTCTGAATTAGCAACCTGAGTTGATTTACCAAAGTTATCAAATATACTAGCAGTAATATCGTAATCTCCTGGTGTTAAGTCACTAATAGCTTTTACTTCGAAAGAAGAAGAATCTGCGTTAGTGTATACTATCTCGAATAAACCAGCATCAGTTCCGCTTAAACTTGCACTATAAGGAACGTCTCCTTCTTCATCTGTTATACTACCTGAAAATAGTGTTGTACCTGCAACACCTAAGTTAGAATTGAATTTAGAAGACTGCTGACTAAACGATGCTGTAGGTAGTGAATTAGCAGCGACATTTATAGCTACACTACTGGAACCAATATTATTATATTGATCTCTAAAAGTAATCGTAGAAGAAATAGTATCTCCTGAGCTAGTAGAAGAACCGCTAAGATTTAATCCTAGAGAAAGACTACCATTGCTTGAGATTACTACAGCTGAATTAGATGAAGTAAATGACTGTACTGTTGAGCTATTATATTGAGGGTCATAAGTCACATCTACATCACCTTGAGTTCCTGTTCTACCGTCAGTATTAACTACTATATTAGAACCACTTAAAGCTGATTCTATAATGTAGTAGGCCCCATTATTAGAAGCTGAGCCGATTGGGGCTGCTGCTATAGTTATAGCGTGATTAGATGTTCTCGTTTCAAACGAGTGTTCATCGTCAATAGATGCAGTAATACTATAGGAGGATGCGCTCAAATTATTGACAGGTTGTACTAAGAAAGTTCCTCCTGCTTGTATAGTATTTAACTGTCCGGAAGGATCAGTAAAACTAAACGAGGTTAGATCTACATTATCACCTTCCGAATCTGCAAACGAAATAGTATTAATAGTTGAGCCGCTTCTAGCACCGTTTGTGTTTAAATTAGCTGCAGTATTTGTAAAAGTAATCGTCGGTGCAACGTTATCAGTTATATTAACCGTAAAAGTTGTTTGTGACGGTGTACCAAATCCATTGCTAGCAGTAACACTACCGTCTAGTTGAGTACCTCCATCATATGCTGAACCGGAAATATTAGACCCTAATGTTACGTATCCTGAAGTATCTATATTGAAAAATACTGATGATGAAATAGACCAAGTAACTGCTTGATCAGCTGTGAATCTTGCGTTAGTACCTGAATAACCATCAGAGTTAGTTTTTATTCCGTCTCCAGAAGTTGCAGATTCTATTACATATAAAGTAGTAGTACCACTAATAGTAGGAGCTTGGTCGTCGGCTACTGGAATAGTCACCGTTGCGCTACTGTATGTATTATAGGGATCTGAAACAGAAGCGCTATAAATATAAGAATTAATTAAGTCAGAGTTCAAAAATACTCCTGCTTTAGTAGTCACTCCTCCGTTAGATGCCATTTGAAATGGATCTTCGTTTGGGTCATTTTTGCCTGTACCTCCGTAGCTTCCTGTACCAACCACACTTCCGTCTAAGGAAAGTCCAGCTAAAGTAAAAGATACAAAGGTAATAGTATCGTCCTCAGGGTCAGTAGCAGTTGCTGAACCAGCTGAAGTGCCTGAAGCTACACTTTCAGTTACACCTGTTATAGTTTGGTTATTAAAAGTCGGTGGAGCATTATCTGTAACACTAACAGTTATAGGTAAAGTAGTAAATGAGTTGCCATCTACACCTGCAACATTATGTTCATCTGATGCTGTTAATGATAGACTGTATGATGAAGTTGTCTCGTAGTCTAACGAACTAGTATTTTGTAATAATCTAACATATGAACCAGTTTTAGTAAATATGAAGTGATTATTTGAATCAGATTGTGATGTTATGGTTATACTATCACTATCCGCGTCAGTAAAGTATATTTTTGTTACTTCCTCTGCTGTTGCATTTTCATTTCTTGCTGTAGTAAAAGAAGTTATAACGTTACCGCTTACTGAAGTCTCTCTAAATTGAGGAGCACTGTTTAAGGTAACGGTTAAGTATATTGTTTTTGTTGTAGCAGTACCAAAAGTATCTACTGCCCTTAAAATTATAGGGTGAGCATCTGTTCCATCACCTCTATCTACAGTATTCATTGAACCAGTAGCTAAAGTATTAAGAGTCATTTCGCCACTACCAGATACTCTAACGAAATCTGCTGTATATGCTGAAGATGTACCGAAAGTCAACGATTGACCTTCTGGATCAGTTCCGGTTACTGTTACTATTGATGATCCTGATGTAGTAAATTCAACTAAAGTTTGATTTCCTGTAGTAATTGTAGGTGCACTGTTGGGATAAAATACTGCTGTTAAAAAATCTTGAATACTACCAGAAGTTCCTGGGTTAAAAGACCCGGAGAACATAGTAGGAAATAATTCCTGTGATACTTGTCTATTTCCGTCAAAAGTTACATCACTACTACCGGTTCCTCCCTCTGATGAGGTAATAAACCCTAAATTTTCTATTTGAATTGAAGAAGATACTGTGCCTTCCGGTATAGAAGCACCAGATCCTGTGTCTACTACTAGATCAAATGTAGATTCATCACCTTTTGTAAACGTGATTGTGTTGTTTAATACCGACCCAGTAGTAACAAAACTAGAAGTAGCTTGATTAAATGAAGAAGTAGTAAGAAACGATCCAGTAGAGCTATTAGCTACAAAACTACTAGTATTAACAGTAGAAGAAGTTATGAACCCTAAGGTTTCTATCTGTGTTGATGAGGATACTATCCCAGATGGTAGTGAAGTTGATCCAAAACCAAGGCTAGCTGCTGATTCTGATGTTAGGAAACCAGAAGAACTAATTTGAGTAGAGGATGATATTACTCCAGAGCTGGTAGTAAGGTATGAACTTGTGACACTTGTAAGTGAGTCTACTTGAGATTGAAGCGACCCGGTAGTATCTTCTAATAAAGTTACTCTTGCATCAATAGAACCAGTGAAAGTATTAACCGAACCTGTATGTGAATTCAAAGGGCCCAGGCTTGCTGATCCTACTCCTCCAGCTTCAATATTACTAATACGAGTATCGAGTGCTACTTCATTTATAAACAGATCTGACCCAGAAACATTTAAACCCCCACTAAATGGAGCTATAGTAGCTTGGCTACTTGCTGAGCTAAAAAGTATAGAACCGGAGAGTTCAGTAGAGAATCTGGTCATTTTGATTTTTTATTTTTACTAAAACCTCCTTACATATAAATATAGTTAAAGTAACTTGGTTGTACTTTCAGAATTAACTTTAATTGAACTTTTTGAATATAGTTTTTTTGAATTAACTAATTCTGCATTATAAGCATCGGTTACTATATGACCTAAAAGGTTGATATTGAATTCCGTTTTTACAATACGGTCATTTCCTTGAACAAGTTCAGCAGATGTTGTATAGGTATCAATCATAGCTCTAAATCTGAATCGAGATGGGTCACCCCAGTATGAGTCTGATGCAAAATTTATTCCCTCTACTATTTTATTGTTTTGTTCTACATAATCAGTAAATACTATACAACTATATACTATATTTACATAATCAGGAACAGCTACAGCATAGTATTCTTTTACAGGTTCCCTGTTATTTAATAGTCCAAATCTATCATACACATTTTTACTTGAAAATTTCTTTTCAAATATACCGTAGTTGATAGGTCTATTACCGTCTAACTTATTTCCAAGGTTTCTGTTCTTTTCTATACTGTCTCTCCTAAATACTATCAAAGGAGCTTGCATCTTGCCGTTTTTGTCACGGTAATACCCGTCTTTCTGCATAGCTGCCCAACGTTCAGGTGAACCGTATACCAATGGAACGTTTTTGGTTTTACCATTTTGTATTACTGATGGTTTAAGAACATTGTTAAAGTAGTAAAATATAGATTCGTCGATGTCCTTTATGCCTACTTT